GCCATCTATTTCCTGCTCAAGCCTGCGGCGCTCCTGCATGTCGCGCGTGAACCGAGCGGCAAGGCCTTGAAGCTCAGCCCGGAAAGCAGAAGTCCAGTCAGCGATTTCTGCCCGCGCATCTTCGATCGGGATCAGCTCCCGGCTGCGCTCCTTGATCCGCAGTTCAATCTCCCTGGTCCGCGCGTCTGTTGCGCGGTTTGCTGCTGCCGCCTTGTTACTCTTTGCCTGCAGGTCCTCATAATAGGCGATCACACCGCGAATAATCGCCACCAGTGTGTATTTGCCGTGTGCCTCTTTGACGATGTAGCCGCCCTTGGCCAGCATCTGCACCCACGGCACACTGCGATTGCACAGCGCTGCCGCCTGCGTGACGGTGAGAACGTTGCCCCTTTGTTTTTCGCCCTCGTTAGCCATTCACTTAAGTCCCTGTTTTAAAGTCTATTTCTCTTGATAGGCATGGGCGCAAGAGCGAATGTGATTATACGAAACGACGCAGCATTCACAGGGATAAGCCAATGACCCGCATCACCTACACCGACCTCGCCGCCGACAACTTCAACGCCGACACATTCCGCGCTTACATGGCCCACGAATACGGCCAAGACCTCGAGTTTGGCATGACGCTACGCCAATTTGGCCGCGCGATCGCCGACGCAAAACACCTTGCAAAGCGGATGGGACGCCCAGTGACAGATGAGACGATCGACCAAATCTGGGCAACCGCCCGCGCCGACCGCGCAATCATCGACCTGACCGCATAAGCCAAAACAGCCCTGGAGAACGAACATGACCATCGCAACAACATCCGACACCACGCGCATTCTGATCGGGCACAACAACCTGATCCAGCTGATGACCCCCGAAACCTTGCAGCGCCACCTTGGTGACAAAAACCTGAACGCCGAGGTCTTTCCGATGGCCGGCAGGGTTGGGATCGACTGTTTGCTCATCGAGCTGCCAGAGGTCGTCGCACTTCTGAAAGAAATCGGCATCCTTTAAGCTTCAGACGCCACCAACCAGCCTCAGCCATACGCCCAGGTTATTACTCACAAAGCAATGATATTGCTCATTATTGTCTACACTACAAGCGGCAGAAAAGCGAATGTGATTACACAAACAGCGACACACCCAGCCACGGAGCCCGCGCCATGACCAACACGATCCACACTCCCAAGGACCAGATGCCCGAGACGATCGACGGCCCAGACGGTCGCACATACTACCGCACGCGTTTCACCGGCGAGACCCTCAGCGCATGCTCCTTTGGCGCGGGGCACACAAGCTTTGAGTACTGGGGTTTTGTGGACGGCTACGAAGAAGACAGCTTTCGCCTGCACGCGATCACCGCAACCCAATTCTGGCTCGACTGAGCAACACCAACCACGGAGCGCGCACCATGAAACGCACAGCAACCGACAACACCGCAGCCCTGAACGGCTTCATATCAAAGAAGACGCAGATCGATGCGATGTTGGCCCGCTTGCAGGCACTGAGCGATGATCACTTCCATAAACACCCCGACAAAATCCACTGGGGCCACGTCGGCACCCTCGAGCATTACGCCAGCCTTTTGAAGCGCATCACCGACAGCGCTTTTGGCGAGGGCGAACACGCGGAATAATCCACAGGCTCGGCGCAGCGCACGGCCCGCCAAATGGTGGGCTTCACCCGGTAGGAGGCGGCGTATCCTGCGTTGCCCACACACCGGAGACCAGCATGACCCAACTTTCCGACACCCAAACAATCATTCTGTCGCGCGCCGCCCAAAACACGGACCGCGTCGCCCTGCCACTGCCCGAAAGCCTGCGTGGTGGAGCCGCCGCCAAGGTGGTCAGCACCATGATCGCAAAAGGCCTGATCGAAGAGGTCGACGCGGACATGAGCAAAGGCGAGCCCCTCTGGCGCGAAACCGGCGATGGCCACGGCGTCACGCTGGTTGCCACTGATGCAGGGCTTGCCGCGATTGGCATCGAGACTGAGGACGCGAGCACGGTGTCTGCGGGCGCATCTGACGCGCCAACCGACAGGCCCACGCCGGACAACTTATCCGAGACTGAGGCCTCGCCCAAGGCACACACGCCGCGTAAGGGCACCAAGCAGGCCACGCTGATCGACATGCTGTCCCGTCCTGAGGGCGCCACGATTGACGAGATCGTGACTGCCACTCAATGGCAAAAGCACACCGCTCGTGGGGCTATGTCCGGCGCGCTTAAAAAGCGCCTTGGCCTGACCATCACCTCCAAGAAAATGGAGCGTGGCCGGGTCTACCGTATCGCCTGACCGCCTGCCTCAAGCAGCATCTTCCTCCGGCTCGCCATCAAGGCGGGCCGTGATCGTTTCAGCGAAGGTCGCACCCGACCCTTCCAGCACCGCCGTCTCGCCGCTGAAGTCCTGCCAGCGCTGGACGGCCACATCGATGTAGGCTGGGTTCAACTCGATCCCCAAGCAGGCGCGCCCTGACATCTCAGCCGCGATCAAAGTGGTGCCGGATCCCATGAACGGCTCATAGACCGCCTGTCCGGGGCTCGAGTTATTCTCAATCGGGCGGCGCATGCATTCCACCGGCTTTTGCGTACCGTGGACAGTGGCGACATCCTGGTCCTTGCCGGAGATATGCCACAGCGTGGTTTGCTTGCGATCCCCGGCCCAGTGGCCCTTGCGGGACTTTTTAACAAAATATGCGCAAGGCTCATGTTGCCAGTGATAATCACCCCGGCTCAGCACCAGCCGCTCCTTGGCCCAGATTATCTGGGACCGCATGGCAAAGCCGCAGGCCTCCAGGCTTTCGATCACCTCACGCGCATGCAGCGCGCCATGCCAGACATAGGCGACGTCGCCCGGAAATAGCGCCCAGGCCTCGCGCCAATCGGCCCGATCATCGTTCAGCACCTTGCCGGTGCGTTTGGTCTTGGCCGCCCCTACCTGGTTGCGCCAGCTCGGGTCGTACTCAACACCGTAAGGTGGATCTGTACACATCAGCAGGGGAACCACGCCATTCAGCACCTTCTCGACATCCGTGGCCACCGTGCTGTCGCCGCAAAGCAGCCGGTGCTTGCCGAGGACCCAAACATCCCCTGGCCGTGTTACCGGAACCTCTGGCACCTCCGGCACGTCATCGGGGTCCGTCAGTCCACCCGTCGCCTCCAATAGCGCATCAGGCAACAAGCCCTGCAGTTCGTCATCGGTAAAACCAAACATATCCAAGTCGGCGCCAAGGCCCAGCTCGCGCAGCTCGTCCCACTCGACCTGCAGCATCTCCGGGTCCCATTCAGACGTCTCGGCAAGCCGGTTGTCAGCAAGCGTGTAGAGGCGGCGGTCCTCGTCCGACCAGCCCCGCGCAATCATCACCGGGACCTCATCCATTCCCAGCTGCAGAGCGGCCATCAACCGGCCGTGGCCTGCAATGATCGTGCCGTTCTCTGCAACCAGAATCGGCATCGTGAAACCGAACCGCTCCATCGATGCAGCGATCTGGTCAACCTGCTCCGGCGGGTGCGTCCTGGCGTTCTTGACGTAGGGCGCGAGGTCCGCGACCGGCCACATCTCGATCTTTGAGGCGGGCCACCGGGTGGCGTCAAGGCGGCTGGTGGTGGGCTCTAGGCTAGGGGGCAAGGTCTCACTCCATCAAGGCTGGGGCAGCGCAAGATACCCAATAAAAGCTGGGTATGCGGGGCGGATCGGGGGGAGGCAAAACATAACGTAATGGGTTTTTGAAAGAAATAAAAACACGCAAATACCGCGCAGCGGCGGCCCCGCACGTCAGCCCTCTCCGGAGGGGACCCAAGGGGTGGGGTCTACGAGGTGCGCAGAGGCTTGCTGTGGCCCGCCTTTGGCCTGGCGTTAAGGTCCTGGTAAAGCGCGTGCTGTCCGCTCTCTACGGCCCGCTCCGTGGCGCTGTGGACGTGGGCCTCTGGGCGCTTATCAGCGGCCCTCGATGATCCGTTGCAGCTGGCGCAGGGCTTCGGTCAGGACGTCGGGTTGAGTTTCCTCGAAGGCTCGCTTGGTCTCGTGCTGGACCATCTCCTTCGGGATCGCCGGGCCAAACATCTTCTTGATCGGAAAGCGTGCTGCGGTCTCGCGGACAAAGGCGTTGTTGCCAAGGCTGCCAATCAGGAAGGCGCTGTCGAAACGCTGCCACCGCCCCCAGGGCTTGGCACGCACACCGTAGCCGAACTGGCGCGGGCTGAAATGCGACAGGCCCAGGTAGTCACCGCGGGCCTCAATGGTGTAGACGAGGTTGGAAAAGGTCGACCGGAGGACCCGCGTCTCGCGGTTGATGAGTGCGGCCTTGGTGCCTGTCTGTTGGCGCAGGGCGCGGCGGACTGCGGTGCGCACCTTGTCGCCCTCGCTGTTGAGCGCGCGGTTGAAGGCGCGGTTGGCTTCCTGCTCCCCGACGCGCTGGACTGCTGCCTCGAAATGCACACGGGTCTGGTCGAGGTCGCGGATGATCACATTCACGATGCCACTCCCCCTGCCCCAGCCTATTTTGCTGGGTGAATTTCGATGCTGCAATGTGTGGGTTTTTTCTGGCTGCAGGCGCTATTGGCCGCCGCACACGAGATGTAGCCGATTTTGACCGTGTCGGTCAAAGGATGCGTTCGCGATCCTAACGATCGGCTTGTTTGCGATTTGTGCAAATATCCCTGTGAAACAAACATATACCGATACCAACAGGCAAAATCGGGCTCCTGACAATACTGATGTGACAAACGCAGGCCGGTTCGTCCGTTTATCGATCTTTGCGGTTGTCCCGGCTGTGAACGCACCGCTGCGGTAGGTTAAGATGGGTGTCCGGATGCTCAGCGACTACGCTGTGCTGCGCAACCAAGCGCGTGTCTGTCGATGCAAGGACAGAGCCGCAGTCAAATTGATGGCATCGGCACCGCAAAGCCGCTAGTCTGAGAGCATGACCCCGGAGGACGAAAAACGCGTTGCAGCCAGGCTTGCCAAGATCATGGCAATGCTGTGTGTGCGCAATACACAGCTGGAAACACTGCATGCCGGCCTGTCGCCCGTCACCCGAACTGGCGACTACTCTGATGTCTTCGTCGTGGACGCCGATGGGCGGCGCATTCCCTGGTTGGAAGTTTCACAGATCGATGAGGATGAAATGCGCAACCTGATGCGCGATATCGTCAACCGCCTTTATACATTTCATCTCTGCGCCGATGATCCTAAGCTTCAGGCCGAGATCGAACGCTGGATGGGCGTTGCGAACAAGTGGGGTGAGCCTGAAATCGACCACAGAATGATCAGCGGCGATGGATCTCCCACCGATCAGTAGAGGGTAGAGTTTCTCACAACATGGCCCACAATGGCTATGTTTCCTCATACACTGTCAACGCCACACTCAGTCGGGTGCCCCACACGCGCCCCAGCTCTACAAAGCTGTCCACCGCATCGCCATGCATGGCGGCCCGATCTTGGGTGACGTACTCCGTGGCGGTGGCAAGGGTTTCTGCGCGCTTCATCGTTTTGTCCCGTCGGTTTCAGTGTTCCATTCGAGGATGCGTTTGATGCGCTTGCCCCTTTCTATCAGCTCATAGGCAAAGTCGGGATCGACCATGCGATCGGTCTCGATCAGGTCGATCAGTTCGTCGACGACATGACATGCACGGCGGGATGCCCAGCGAGCATCGGCCGCGTCCTCAGGATCGCCGAGCCACGCGATATTGAGCATCCCTGCCGCCTCACGGTTGGCGATCTTCATCTGCTTGAGCGCCTTCCACTCCGCTTCAAGCCGGGGCGGCACGTCGCAGCCGCGTTTTGCGATATTGGCAAGCCGCTGCAGCCGAGTGTTGTCGGCCGAGAACCGCGCGCGCGCCCGCTCATCCCGGGCAGCTGCAAATTCAGGGTCGTTGTTGAGGCGCCGCATGTTGTCCCTGCGCTTTGTCATGGCTGAAAGCCCTCCCCATCAAGGCGTTGCGATATATGTGACAGTGCGCGGTCGCGCATCCGGTAAGCATGCTGGCGGGAAAGCGCGAAGCCGCGGCGCTTAAGAGTGGCACCGAAGTTGCCCTTGTAGACCCGGCACCGCAGCCAGAGGTTCAGGATCACGGCGTCCCCGGGGCGATCGCCAGCAAGGTACAACCGGCACCAATCAAGGACCCAGATCATCTCATCGACGCGCTTTGGCGAAAGCGGGATGCGCAGCACCCTGCTGGCTTCGTCCACCCCTTCGGCCTTTTCCGGAATGCCCCAGCCTTCGGCGAGGTGGTCCGCAAGCGTTGGCTCAAATTTTGGCATCATGGAGCGCAAAGGTGCCGGACCCGTCGGGCCGCCATTGTAGCGCGCCCAGCGGACCGCCTCGATCATCCGGTCGCGGACCAGCTCTGGCGTCCATGTCGGCTGCTCAATCTGGCGCAGGTCAATCTTTGGCATCCAAGCGCCTCCCATAGAGCCGGTTGGCGATATTGGTCACCGCCTGCCGGTCCCAATCACTGACCAAATCATCAACCGGGATCATGGCGATGCCGCGCTCACGCCAGGCCTTTCCGCTCTGTTCACGGACCTGCCGCTGCCGACGCTCGGCCTCAAACTCGCTGGGGCCTTTGTGGTAGATGCTTGAGACCAGTCTTGTCATGACGCCCCTCCTGTTTAAGCCGACCGACGCATCGCGTTAGAACGGCGATCCATTGCCCCGGCGACTGCGTCGAGGTCCGCTTGCATCCGGCGCAGGATTTCAGGGTCGATTGGGCGACCGTCGTCCTTGCGGGCGTGGTAAGCCTCTCTCGCAGATTGATGCCGGGCCTTCGCCTCGGCCTCCCAGCGAACGGCATGGTCCTCGCCGTATTGCTCCTGGAGCGCGGTGAAGGCCCCGGTCCGGTACCCCTCCATCGTGGTCTGGTCGATCAGGCCCCGGGCGATAAGCTGAACCGCCTCGCGGCCCCAAAGATAGCCCTCAGACACCGGCTCCCCTGCCCGCATCTTCGCCGACGTGATCTCGTAGGGATCAAAGCTTGACGCACCCGCTGGCGCGCTGGCGGCCTTCTTCTTCGCGGCCTCGGCAACCGCGTCCTCGGTGGCGGCAATGAAGATCTTCGCCGGTGGCCAGCCCTGCGCGCCATGGCGTCGGCGGATCGCGCCGTTGATCTCCGCGAACAGCAGCCGGAGGTTGCTTTCGGTCTGCTCGTTCGGGATCAGCTGGTTGATGTCCTCGACCAGCAGATTGACCTCGTCGCGCATCGCGTCGTCCGAGAGGTGCTCCGGGGCGCGGTATCGGCGCAGAAGCCCCCCGTCTTTGCAGTAAAGAAATTCAAAGACCGCACGTTTGCGCTGCTCGTAGGTCAATCCGTACATCAGTCGAACCTCAACTCAATTTCTGGAAGTTTGCGCTGTGGACCGGCGATCTGATCGCACCCGGTATCCGTGGAAATCTCGCCGAGCCGGTCGAGCCGGTCGGATGTCGTCTCAGCCCTGTTCCGGGCATGGGTCTGGTCATCCGTCCAGCGCTCCTGATGCAGCCAAGTCCGGAAATGTGGGATTTTGTCGGTGGGTGTGCCGCTCTGAAGTTTGATCCAAAAACCAAGAGGGCCAGTGATCGCCGCATAGCTCGCCTTACGCCGGGCCTTGACCCATTCTGCGCGTGCTGCACCCTTGCCAACCTTCCGCGGGAAATGCGCCCAGACCCGTTCGAACTCGTCGTTCAGGCTTTCGCAGGATTCGTGCAATCCGCCAGCGATTGGGTGCGCAGATCGCTTTATGGCTCTGGATGGCGGGTTGGCATCGACTGGGACCAATTCGTCTTGAGCAAGTTCAAATTCCTGCGGCGTCGATGCGATCGCCGCATCGCGGTGATCATAAGGTTTACCATCTGTGTTTATATCTGGTTTACTAACTGGTAATGGTTTGCCCTGTGGGGCAAATGTGCTTTGCCCTGGAGGGCAGACCGCTTTGCCCTGTGGGGCAGAGCCATTTGCCGGATCCGGCACAGCATTTTGAACGCAAATAGCATACCATTTTGTCCGGTCGCGCGGATCCACATTGTGGTTGGCGACCAAAATGAGACCTTCGTCTTCCAGCACCGTCAGCGCTGTGCGAACCTGCTTTGCGGTCAGGTAGGGAAACAGCGTCGTGAAGGCCCGAACACTGTTGTACGACCACGCCAGTCCATCGATGATATTGCGCTCGTTCGCGGCGTTTTTCTGGCACCACCAAAAGATGTTTTGGTAAATCACCGCCGCACTGATCCCGACGCGTTGCGCTATATTGGGGTCAAAGCTATGCACCTCGGCCTCTCCTTTTTTTATCGTTTAAAGCCAACGCTGAACTCACGACTTGAGTTGGCAGCAACCGCGCGCAGGCGAGGTCCCAAAGGGCTGCCGCATCCGCCTGATTGTCGTCTTTGGGCTCCCAGCCGCGCGCGCGGCACTCGGCAAGGATCGCGGCTTTCTTTTCGTCGCGCTTCATCTTGCCGGAGCCGGTGAAGTGCTTGGCGACAGTCTGGGCCGGGATGATGTCGACCGGGATGCCCTTACGCTCGGCCCAGCTGAGCACGTTGGCCGTGAGCCCGATCGTCAGCAGGGTCGCCTCCCAGTTGTTGTGGCTGGCCACGAAGGGCTTCTCGATCGCGATGAACCGGGCACCCTGCTCCGCGATCAGCCGGTGGGCCAGGCCCTGGATTTGCATCAGGCGGGTTGCGTGGAACTTGGCCTCGCCCTTTGACTTGAGATCAAACGTCCACAGCTCCGGCTGGCCCCCGAGCGGGCCAACCGCGACGCCGGTCTTTGTGGCCAAATCCAGCGCCGCAATGATCATTATTCGGCCGCCATGTCGGCTTGCATGCCGCTGGTTTCCTCGCCCTTGCGATCGAGGAGGTCTTGAATGCGGCTTTCGGCTTCCACGTCGTAGGCGTCGACACAGGCTTTGAAGGTGCGCCAATAATCCGCAAACTTCTCGTCGGACATCGCGTGCATGGCGCGAAAGTCGGCAAAGGCCTTCTTGTGGTAGCCGCGGTCGTCAAGGATGCCCTTGATGTTCGAGCGATGGACGCCGGTGGCCTCCGAGATAGTCTGCGCCGTATCCTCCGCGCTCGCGATGTCAGACAGCAGCTGCTCTAGCGAGATGCTGAAGTTGTTCTGGTTTGTGGGGTAGCTCATTCCTGTGGTCCTTTCTCTGCTGCGGTGGTGGGGGTAATGTCTGGTTTTGGTTTG